ACAGCACAACCCGTTCCTCAAGGTAATCGGACTGACGGCCACGCCGTACCGCATGGATTCCGGCATCTTGACCGAAGGCGAGCACCGGGTATTCACCGACATCGCCTACGAGGCCGGTGTTGGCGATCTAATCAAAGACGGCTGGCTGTGCCCACTGGTGGCCCGCAACGGCGCCACCAAGGCCGATCTGTCCGACGTGCATGCCCGTGGCGGGGAGTTCGTGGCCAATGAATTGCAGCAGGCCATGGACAAGGACTACTTGATTCAAGGCGCACTGGATGAAGTGGGCCGCTACGCCCACGACCGCAACCACATCCTTGGCTTCTGCGCTGGCGTGGAGCACGCCGCCCATTGTGCCGATGCCTGCCGTGCCCGTGGATGGACGGCGGACTACGTGACCGGCGACATGACCCCGACTGAGCGTGACGCCAAGATCAACGCCTTCAAGGAAGGGCGCACGCGCATCCTGTTCAACGCCATGCTGCTGACGACCGGGTTCGATGCCCCGCACATCGACTGCATCGTGATGCTGCGCCCGACGAAATCCACCGGCCTGTATGTGCAGATCATGGGACGCGGCCTGCGCAAGCATGCCTGCAAGGAGAACACCCTGATTCTGGACTTCGCCGGGAACGTCGAGCGCCACGGCCCCATCGACCAGATCAAGGTCAAGCGCAAGTCTGAGAAAGGCGAAGGCGTCAGCGTGGCCCCGGTCAAGGAGTGCCCTAACTGTCAGGCGCTGGTGCATGCCGGTGTGCGCGAGTGCCCCGAGTGCGGCAACCTGTTCCCGGAGAACGAGCAAGCCAAGCACGGCACCGAAGCCGCTGATGCCGTGGTGGTGGCCGCGCTGGAAAAGCCGCGCACCTACACCGTGGATCGCGTCGAGTACGAGCGCTACTCGAAGATCGGCAAGCCTGATTCGGTCAAGGTGACGTACTGGTGCGGGCCTTCCACGTTTTCGGAGTGGTTGCCGATACTCGATGATCGCAGCTACGTGAAAAAACACTACATCGCCTGGTGCTGGCAGCGCGGGATTGTTGCTGCCCAGACCATCGAGGAATTCTTGATGCAGGCCGAAGAACAGCGGATTCCTCAACCAGAAACCATCACCGTGAAACTTAGTGGCAAGTACTGGCAAGTCACGGATGCCAAATTCAACTGGAGGAAAACAGCATGAAGCCGCGCCCCACCATCGAACGCCTGCATAGAGTGCTGCGTTGCGACGCTGGCCGCTTGTACTGGATCAAGCGCCCCGATCCCATGGCCACTCGTGCCGTTGTTGGCGAGGAAGCAGGCCGGTCAAGCACGGGCGGCTACAACGACATCCAGATTGACGGCTGTCGTATGAAAGCCCATCACATCGTCTGGGCGCTGCACCACGGCGAGTACCCGGCCTGCCTGCTGGATCACATCAACGGCGACAAGACCGACAACCGCATCGAGAACCTGCGCCTTGCCACCGCCCACGACAACGCCGCCAACAAAGCCAGCGCCAGTGGCGCCACGTCGGCCTATCTCGGCGTCTCGTTCAAGGCTGCCCGCAAGGCATGGGTGGCGCAAATCTCCAAGCTGGGCAAGAAGATTCACATTGGCCTGTTTGACAGCGAGATTGCAGCGGCACGCGCCTACAACGAAGCGGCAACCCGGCTGCACGGCCAGTTCGCCCGACTCAACCAGATCGACGGGAGCACGGCATGAGCGAAGCCCAATACACGACCAAGAAAGAAATCGCCAAGCGCGTCAAGGCGCTCAAGCAGGAAATCACGTTCTTGGAGTCCATCCACACCGGATGCGGTTCCTGCGATGCGTTTGACGGTCGTGGCTGCAAGCGGGCAGGTGGCGTCGAGCCGCCGCCCGAGGTCAAGCTGTCCGGGTGCCCCGAATGGAAGTGGGACGAGGTGCCTTTCTAATGAAACCACTTTACATCACCATGGACACGCTGCCGGAGGTTGTCGGGCTGTCCAAATCAACCATTAAGAGCGAAATACGTGCCTCGCGCTTTCCCAAGCCGCGCCAGCTTTCCGGGCGGCGAACCGGCTGGCTGGTCAGGGAAATTGAGGACTGGGCCGAGACACGTCCGGTGTCTGACCTCCCACCACCGCCCAACACGTCGGCAGGAGGAGCAAACCGGCAGGCTACCGGGAGGATTCAACCAGCGATTCAATGTGCTCAGACAGGCGAGTGAGCCACACCCGGCGCTCATTATCATAGGCGTGCCGGTTGTAGGTTCCCTTCACGCCAGGCGGCATGATGTGTTTCGTGGCAGGGGGTGCAGCATGAGCACCACCAATCCGCTGATCGACACCGATAGCCAGAATGAAACCATCCAGCAGACGGCCAACTATGTCGGGTCGCTCTTGGTCTTGCTGGCCGAATCGTCGGAGCCGCACAATGTCCGCATGTTCAACCTGCTCAGGCCCGCATCGCAAGCCTTGACCTATCTGGCCGAAGGCGCTGGGGAATAGCTAGACGGTCGGTTTGACCGGCAAGGGGCGCATCATGCGCCCCTTTGTCATTGTGCCGTCTCAGCCCGTCGCGTCGCCTTGGTCTTGGCCTCCCGCTTCGCCTCCTTGAAATAGCCCATGTACTCGTCGTACATCGCTTCTTCCTCGCGCTCCATCTGGCGAATCATGGCGCGTTCCTCGGCCTTGGTGTAGGTGCCAGTCAGGCGGATAGCATCCGTCCGATCGCGGGCTGCGCCGGTCATCTTGCTCCACCGCTCGGCCAGCTTCGCCATGCGGATCATCTCGTACTGCTCATCGACTAACTTGCCAACCTTGTTGGCATCTAGCGCCTTGCGGGCGCGGTTGAGCTCAGACAGCGCCTTGGTGGCTTCGTCCTTCGCCTCGTAATACCGGGAACGTGCCCCGCGCACGTCGGGCACGGTATAAAACTTGCGCAGAAACGGGATTTCCTTGACCTCGACATCAGCCCCGGAAGTCTTGAGAATCGACAGATCGACGGCAGACTGGGCGAACGACCCCGCCCCGCCCGTGAAGGTTCGCGCCAAGTGCTTGACCGTCTCCGGCGACACGTCCAGCCCAGCGGATTCCAGCGCCCCGGCCACATCGTCGGCCAGGGTGCCCCGTGTGGCGCGGTACATTTTCTCCCTGTCGGGTTGGTGCGGGTCGAACTTGCTGTTTGGCATGAAATCACCACCAAACGCTGACTTGTTTGTGAGTGGCGCAAGCATGATGCTGGGAATGGTGCCAAAGGCGTAAGTAGCAAGCTGCAAACCGTCCAACGATTTGCCCGCCACCGTTGAGCCGAAGGGCGTGAATTCCTCTACAAAGCTGCTTGCCACATGCCACGGCATCTTGCCCAGTTCGCCCGTGCGTTGCGCGTCCGCCATGCCCCGGCCCATGTTCCAGAAAAAACCATAGCCGTAGGGTAGCGGAATCTTCGCATAGCCGTCGCCAGTCTTGATGAGCAGGTTGCGTGAACGCTCATACTCGCTGGTCTTTTCGTACTTGTCCTCGTCGTCGCCTGCCGCCATTAGTGACATAAGGTAGCCCAGCCCCATTAGCGTGCTGGAAAAAGCCCATGCCTGCTTGCGGTGCTTGCCCTTGGCGTGCGCGTGCGCAATCGCCGCCGTGCCCTGCACCCCGGCATTGAAAAACAGCCACAGCGCATTGGCCTGCTGGCCCAATTCGCCCTTGCGGTTGAAGTTGACCGTTGAATTCTTGGCCGCGCTGGCGGCCTCGTTGCGACTGCGACCGGATTCGATCATGGACTGATACACGGCCAGGCGCATGGCATTCTCGCCGGCCTGGTTCAGGTGCTCGATGTGTTTCAGCGTCAGGTCAAAAACCTTGCGTCCTGCCGACCGTGCCGCGTTTTTGTAGTCGCCAGCTTTCAGATTCTTGACGACCCCCTCATAGGCCGCGTACTCGGTCTGGATTTCCTTGCCCAGCCGTTCCATATCGGACAAGTAAGCCGCCCCGGTGTTGCCGCCATCCTCGCGATACATCTTCACCCACTTGGTTTCGGTGCCGGTGTAGGCGTACTTGAACAGTTCGACAAACCGCGCCGCGTAGTTCTTGGCAGACTTTGCCGCCATGCCGATACCTTCCTCGCCCGTGATGTTGGCAAGGCCAGTGGTGAAGTCGCGCACGATGTTGGTGACGATGAATTCCGGGTTGTAGCCGGTGTAGATGCGCGAGAAGTAGGCGTTCAGGCCAGCGCCGACACGCACAATCCAAGGCATGGCGTCGGTGCCCATGTTCTTGTAGGCCCGCGCCAGAATCTCGTCGTTGATCTGCACGCGGATTTCGTGGCCATGCACATAGACGATAACCTCGTTATCGGCGGGCATCGGCGAAGCCATCAGCACCACGGCGGGGTCAGACGTGCGCCGGATGGTGAAATGGCTGGGCGTGCTGCTCTGGTACAGGCTCATGGCCTGCCCCCTGAACAGCCGTGCCGCCTCCTGACTGTCGAAGGCGCCGATTACCTGCCCCTTGTGCAGTACCTCGTAGGCCACGTTCTCCTTGAGCACCTGCCGCTTCTTCGGCTTGTCGATGGTCAGCAGATCGGCGCGCCCAACCTCCACCGCCATGTTCAGCAGATGGATGCCGACGATGTTCTTTTCGCGCAGCATCAGCGCACGTTCATGATCTGCCAGCAGGTTTTCGATGATCCATTCGCCGCCCTCGCGCATCTCGTGGCCCAGCGCCCGCTTGATCTTGTGGCGGGCACTCAAGCCCTTGCCGGTGCCCGTCGGCTTGCCATCATCCGGCCCACCCTTGAGCGGCACATAGCTCTGGTAGGCGCCACGATAGGCCGCCGCCTGTTCCTTGCTCACCATGCCGGAATTCACCAGAATGGCCAGCGTGTCGTCGGCAATGGCGCGGAACTCGTTGGCCAGCTTTTTCAGTTCCGGGCTTACCTTGGCCAGAATTGCCTTGGCTTCGGCATCGGTCATGCCAGAACCAGCGTCTGGGCGATCCTGATTCACCTTGGCCACCTGGGCATTGCGCTCCTGTGCGTGCTGCGCGTGCAGGAACTGCGCCACGTCGTCCATGCTGAACCCGGCTTTCTGTATCTTCTCAACCAGCGGCTTGACGCGCTTTTCGCGGAAATCCTCAGCCTTGTTGGCAAAGCGCGAGTGCATGCGTTCCTCGGCCTTGTACACGTCCGCCAGTTCAGAGAGCTTCACCCCTTGCTCGGCCAGCCAGTCCTTGATGACCGTGAAGCGGTTGAGCTTGTCCTGTCCGAGCCGCTGCGCATGGCGGAATAGCGTTTCGGCAGGTAGATCGGGCTGCGGGTTGGCGGGCTTGCCGTCTTGCAGGTTCAGCGGCGGCTGGTTTCCGTTCTTGCGTGCCACCATGAATGCAACGCCATGCCCGCCAATATCGCCGCCGTCAATCACAGCCTCGCGCATCTGGCGCAGCATAACAGCTGCTTCGCCTGCATCGTACTTGTCGAGCTTTGCAGCCATGTCATGAAACCCGGCCTTGTCGAGCTTGCTGATGATGAAATTGCGTATCCGGTTCCACCATTCAAGCGCGGCCTGTCGCAGCTTGTGATTCTTTCCCTGCGCCAAGGCCAGCATCTCATCAACGACGGCGATCTTTTGTTCGTCTGACAATTTGCTGGTGGCCGGTAGGCGCTGGTCAAGCTCCTTCAAAACGCCATGCTTCGATGCGATGGCGCGAACGCCACCAATTCCGCCAGCGCGGTTGAACGACTCGATCAGCACCGTCTCACGCGCATCCCCCATCAAGGCATGCGCTCCACCATGCCCAAGAATCTCGTGCGCCAACACTTCCTCGACATCCTGTCGGTTTTTGAGGTTCTGGCGCACAATATAGACAAACCCATTGTGGAGAACACCATGAATTTCATTTGGCGGGATACCCTGCTTTTCCGCTTCTTTCAGTATTGCCGCAGAAAGCTCGGATGGCGCGAACACCGTGATTATCCGTGCATCACTTGCGGCCTGCCGCACACCCGGAAGTCCGGCGATAAGCTCATCGACGACTGACTGCGCAACGGGCGGCAGGTCAGCGCGTGATTGTCTTGCGCTGAACATCGTCACGCCCTTGTCGGTTTCCTTGGTCTGGATCGTGCCAAACAGGTTATCGAAGGCTTCCGCAACCGGCGCAATCTCGCCTTCCAGCAGATACGGATAACGCCCCTCGTCGCGGGCGAAGTCCTCGATGCTGACCACGTTCGCCAGGTAGTCGTTGCTGTAGCCCTTGAGCATCATCTTGTGGATGATGTAGTTCTCGAATGACCGTGCGCCGCGTTCGATAATGCGCGACCAGTAACCGCCCGAATTGCCCTTGTCGATCAGGCTGGCACGCTTCGCCATCGGAGATTCATTCAGCGCCTTGACCAGATCGGCAAAGGCTTCGGCGACTTCCGTCCTGACGCCTTCTTGCAAATCCCATTGCGCGCGGTCGCGGTAGCGTTCGGCAATCTTCCCATACGTCGTGTCACGCTCGCCATCAATCATTTTGCCGAAAGCGCGTGCCGGCAACTTCTGGCCAGACTGTTTGTGGACGTAGTAGTTTTCCGGGTTGTTGGTGATGTAGTCGTAACCCTTGCCGCGCTTGCTCTGGAAATAGTTGTCCAGCGCATGGAACCACTCATGCGCCAGCGATCCGGCCCCGCGCGTCTTGGTCAGGTTGATGACCAGCATATCCGGCTCGAAGTGGGCGGCAAATTTGCCCGATCCACGCGAGCCAAATGCCAATCCAAGCGACCCATTCAGCGACATGGCTTTCGGTGGCACGCCGATAATGTCGGACAAGTCCATCAGCGCATCGTAGGCTTGATTGAGCATGCCCTGCCGATCCTTGCCGCCAGCGCCTTGCGATACCCAATTACCGAACGCAGCACCACGGAATCCAAAGGCATACTGAAACTGTTCCAGCGTAACGTCCTTGCCTTTGCGCCAGTCCTGCGCAGTGCGCTGCCGGTTCTCCTTGCTGCGCACGTCGGATTCCTTGACGTTATCCGAGTCCTTCACCGCCCCCCATGCGGCCACCAGATCGTCATAGTTGCTGTTCCGGTAGTCGAATGCTTCCTTGGTCGTCTCGAAGGTCTTGAGCTTGCGATAGAGCTTGTCGCCCTTCTTGTTGAGCGAGTAGCGCCCAGGATTGCCGCGTACCTCGAACTCCATCTTCTTCGGGTGGGCAGCTTCTCCGAGTGCAGCCTGTACCTTGTCCATCACGTCGGCAACGCTTCCGGCCTCGTAACGAGTGGATTTATCGTCAATCTTGACATGCACGATGGGCGACGGAACCCGAGTCTTGCCGTCCTCTGCATAACGGTAGGCTTGCGGATATTCTTCGACCCTACCGATGCGGCCCCAGTTGGCGCGGTTGATGGATTCCAGCAGCGACACCTTGGCGGAGAAATGCTCAAGCTGCCTGCTCCCTGCCTCCTTGATGTAGTTCTCAAGGAAGTTGTGGCCCAGCCCGCCACTCATCATCGAGGCCGTCAGCCCGCGCATGGTCTTGACAGTCTTCACCCACCCGGCCACCTTGTATTTGTTGCGCGGCTTGCTGGGGATTTCTGCCCTGGCAGCATGGGCCACGGCGGCAATGAACGGGTCTTCGATCAGGTCGATACTTTCCTTCGGCCAAATCTTGCTCAACGGCTGCGAGGCGATTTCATCGTCCGACAATTCGCGGGTGACGGCATCGCGCAAAGCTGCGGCTTTGTCTTTGCGTGAACCGGCAAGATGCTCGCCGATCTCGTCGGCGATCTTTCCATCGGCGGGCTGGTCGGCTAGAGTGGAACCACTCTGACCGCGAGCGTTAGGGGTCGTCTGACCGGAGGACTTTTCAGGCTGACCAGCGAATGCGGGCTGCTCCCCGGCAACAGCGGATGCGGGTTCGCTTAGTGCAGCCCCCACAAACGGCTGGGTAGAGTCCTCCGCAATAGGCTTCCCGGATTGCCCTGCGGGGGATTTTTCTTGACCGGCTGGCTTTACGTTTTGGTTGCCTGCATCAGTGCCTGCTCGGCCTTCGGATTCTCGCGCAGCTTCATCACCAGATTGACCACGGGTGTCGGGTCGATTCCCGGATTCTCCAGTTTGTACTTCTCGATGGCCGCCAGTTGTGCCGGCGTGCAGTTCGGGTGCGGTTGCACTGAAGAGGTCTTGGGCTGGATGGGTTCGCCCGTCATCAGGTTGATACGGTTTTCTGGCACGATCAAGCGCCTCCTGTTTTGTGGGCATTGGCATGTCGCCAAACAACCCGCCTTTGCTGTCCTGGATTGAAACGACCTGCTGCGCGTAGTCTTGCAGGAAGGCCGTGATGTTCTTGGCGCTCCTGAGATTGTCCGCCAAAAATATAATAATAACACGCTGGGATTGCGTTAGTCCGCCGCCGAACATGTCGCCTTGCGCCAGAAACTCGTCCAGGCGCTTGCCTTCCGCCCGCAGGCCGGAAAGCGTCTCGATGGCAGCC